TCAAGAATCCTCTTGGATCTTGCTTGGCGTAAATCAATACATCTCTTTTCAATTCGGCAGTACTCACGACCGATGGGTCTTTACCAAACAAAACTCGAGATACATTTTCCAATTGATCGATGGTTAATGAACGTGCTTCAATCAAAGCATCCACTTCTTCATTCAAGAATTGTACTTCCGCTTGAGCATCTTTCTCGTGGTTTACTTCCGCAAATACGGTGTTCATCATCGGATGATAATACAAAAACTGCTGAAGGACTGGGTTGTTCTTTGGAACACGAAGCATACCATCTTCGAATATCACAGGCTCAATGAGTGGATTACCATCTTGCTCATCCTCGAATGGGCTCTTTTGGTTTATCGCATACCTCAATGGGCGGTTAGTATTTTGGTCTTCATCAAACCACAATAATGGGAATCTCCTAGTACTCCTTGAAGGAATAGTAAATGAAAGGGGAGATGAGTGAATTAGTTTGTAGACTTTGTCTACGGGTGTTGCGTGTTTTTTCATGATATAATTTGATATGATTTTTTACTTTTTAAAAAGGAGAGCGCCGTTGCCAGCACTCTCCAGATTAAATGAATCAACTTTTTTATTTCGTTAGTGATTAAGCACCGTAACGGAACAATACGAAGTTGTTAGCACCCAAGGTACATACACAACGCTCAGACAAGAAGTTAACTTCCATAGCATCCAAGTCGCTAGTAGCAGCACCACCGGCAGAACCTGTGATCCAAGTCTTATAACGACGATCCTCTGTAGCAGTTGCTCTGTAACGAACGTGCAAGAAAGGACGCTTGGCGTTCTTACCCAACACCTGATCGTAAACAGTTGTAGAACCAGCAGGAACCAACAATCCAGTGATAACGTTTGCAGTACTTGCACCTGTAGTAGATGAAGTCAAACCACCACGCATTGTAGGATCGTTTAGGTATTTCCAATCTGTCTTGTAGAAGTCATAACCACGACGGAATCCGCTGAACCCAAGGTTCAATGCCATGTTCACGTCGTTCTCAAACAAACCGAAAGAGGCAGCGTTAGAAGCACCTGATCCATTGTAACCATTCAAGGTAGCCAACATATCGTCGATGTCGAAACTGAAATCACGATTTACGAAGATTACGTTCTCTTCGATAGATCCCTGTTTGTCCAAACGAGAAACGATAGAATCGAAGTCAGCCAAAGTGGTTGGGTTACCACCGCCCCAAACGTTTCCACGGTCGTTCACAACATAGAACACACCTTCAGAACCTTTGAAACCAGCAGCAACAGCACCTGATCCGCTAACGGCAGGAACTGCTTCAATCATAGCGGTCTCCAAGTAATCTTCGAAACGCAAACGAGTCTCGTGCTCAGACTTCAAGTACCACAAGAAACCAGATGCTCCGTTTTCAGTAGTAACTTCAATCCATCCGATCTGAGCCATGTCAGAACCAGATACAGCATACTTGTCCTTAATGATGATAGGGCTGTTGTCGAAGATTTCATCTTCTGCTTCCAAAGAACCTTGCATTCCGTTAGTTCCTTTTTTGAATTCAGAACCGTAGATGAAGATAGTGAAAGTGTTAGTAGCCAAGGCGTTGGTCATACCGGCTGCTTCGTAGAAGGCAACATCGATAGTACCGGCGGTTGGGTTTGTACCGGTAATGATACCTTTGTTCTGAGTAGGACCAGCAACGTTAGGAGTGATTACAACAGTTTGTCCAATACGCAAAGCGATAGTACCAGCAGTCAAACCAATAGCAGCACGGTTAGGAACCAATACGTCATTGATAGTGAAAGTTGCAGTATCGGCTGTAGTCAAAACAGTTGTAGTACAGTTAATGTACTTGATGTGCAAACGGCCTTGTTCAGCCCATTTGATCATATCTGAGTTTGATGGCATTTCGGCGCCAACCATACGCAAGAAAGAAGAGATAGTACGATTACCGTAACGCTCAAATTCTTTCTCGTAAGTATCAGGAAGATACTGGTTCAAGAAGTTGAAGTCGGTAATGTAGTTAGTAGATAGGGGGACCTGTTGCGCACTCGGCTGCAACTGATAGGTCGGGGTAGATAAAACTGCCATTGTAGTTTAATTTTTCTTTGTTGTAGTTAGATTTTTTTCATGCTTCGGATTCTCAAACCTTTGCCGGAATCAGGGTTCACCGATTTAACCTGGAACCCGTCTTTCACCGTTGACTGAGGGGCTTGTCTTTCGCTCATATTAATGTTCTTAATTTTGCGATTGACATCCTCTGTCGCTGCTGACATGCCTTGCTCATAAAAGAACTTGGCAAACCTTTCGGGGTTCATTGCCACCGCCAACGCTCTATGATAACCCGCTGCATCCTTGATCATCCCGCTCTCATCCAAGTACTTATTGATAAAGTTTGTTGGTGTCAATTGGGCTTTCTTCAATTCGGCAGCATCCCCCGGTGCGAAACGTACAACTTGGTCATTCAACTTGAACTCAAAACCTTTGAACTCATTGTTAAATACCTCGTCGGTTTTCTTTGAAAACCAATCACGCTTACGCTCGGCTTCTTGCTCCATAGTTTTCGCCTGCGATATATATTGCTTGTATGCCTGCAACTCCTCTTTTTCTTCGGGAGAAACGTCTGCCGTTCTTGACTCAAGGGGCATTTTGTATTTCTCTTTCTGAGTAGTGAAGTATTGCTTGGCTTCTGCAATCATTTTTTTCTTGGCCAGTTTGGCTTTCTTGATAGTCGAGTCATCGTCCAAGTCCTCATTGTATGAGTAGTCTTCCATCATGACATCGATATCTTCGTCGTCCAAACCAACCTGTGTTGACTTAAAGTAACTGCGTAAGATGTTGTCAGGGTCCATTGTGTCGAAGTCTTCTTTCAACTTGAGGAAGTCTTCAAACCCACGGCCTGTCTCTTTGCGGTACTTCAAGTATGCTGATACGTCCTCGGGCAATTGCTCGTCGGATCTCTCAGAGACCAACTCATCAAATGAGTTGATTTGTTTATTGTAGCGCTTGCTAATATATGAAAGAACGTCTTCCTCCTGTAACTCAGCACTCTGTGGTTGTGGCTCTGGCTGCGACTCTGGCTGCAACTCAGGCTCTAACTCGGGTGTTGGCTCAGGAGCCGGCGCGGGAGTTCTCTGATGGTCCATCGATACGGCTTGCACCTGTATCTGTTCCTCATGCTTGTTCAGCAATTCTTCTTCCAACTCTTGTACGCCTTTACTTTCGATTGGCCTTACTTCTCTTACTTTGATTTCCATTTGATTAGATTTAATTTTTTACAAATTTATATATTTTTTCGAATATGGTTTAGCGAGGCTCGAACACCGACAAATCAAAGCCATCAAGCGAGTCTTCATTTGACTCGAAGTTGATTGGCGGTAGGTCGTTCTTGCGCTGATTGATCAACTTGGATTGCTCCGAGTTCTGTTGACTAATCCGCTTTGCCTTGGCTTCTTCCTTGGACATCTCTCTGCTAGTCAATGTTTGGTTGTTCAATCCGGCAATCGCCATGTTGTACTTGAACTCCTCGCCCATCAACTGTTGCTTCAGCCCGGCTTCTGCCTTCATGCGCTCAATCTCAAAGGCCACCTCAGCCTCCTTGACACGCATCTTAGATTGGCCATCTGCTGGAGTTCCATGTTCTGTTGAGCAGCCATCTGTTGCTTCATCATTTCCATTTTGTCCCTATGCTCTTGCAACTTCATACGCTTAACCTTCAGCAATTGGTTTGCCATCTTAAGGTTCTTGATCTCGCGGATATCAATTGCATCCTCAAGATTGATGTCACCCTTTGACAAAGCCACCTGAATGTTGGCTTCCAACTGCGCGCGCTGCTCTTCGTCAGGAGCGATCTCCAAGAAGATACCAAAGTCATAGATGTATAACTCCTTGATTTCCTCCAAGATAGAGACGTTGTACTTTCCGATACGACTGATGAAGTCGTCCTTGAAGTCTGCGTATTGCAGGATGTCCGCAACGCGGTAGGTCAATGCTTCTGCGATTGATCTGAATATATATAAGCCAGCATCCAAGATGTGGCGAGTTGCTGTGTTTGAATTCAATGCGGCCAACTTCTGAAGACCAACCAATGAGTTGGGGTCAGGGG